AAAACATGGTCTAATAAAAAGTCGATACAAGTTGACTGTAAAGACGGCGCAGATACCTTAAAGGTTAAGGAAGGAAGTAAAGCTGGGAGTGGTACTGAGGTATCCTTTATACCAGACTTTGAGATGTTCGAAGTCAACTCATTAGAAGAACTTGATACGATTACCTTAATTGAAGATCGTCTCATCAGTTTGCAGATGGCATTTCCTGAGATTCAGTTTTCCTTTAATAACAAGAAGGTAACGATTAACGATTTCAAGAAGTATTCCGCTATGTTCCACGAAACGACCATTATGGAAAGGACAACGAATCTATCATACTTCATTGCTCCTTCAGAAGATGGCTTTAGAACGAACAGTTATATTAATGGTGTGAATACAAGACAGGGTGGTACATACGTTGACCACTTTATGAATACTATTATTGATTCGTTAACTGTTAAAATTAAACGTCGTCATAAGGTTGAAGTACTAAAGACAACAATCAAGAGTGGCATTACTTTTGTTATGTTCGCTCGAAACTTTGTGAATCCAAAATTTGATTCGCAGACAAAAGAACGGCTAACCAATCCAATCGGAAACATCAAGGAACACCTAGATATCTGTCAGGTACGCGATGCTGAGTGGCTTGCTAACAAGATCTTGAACACTCCTGATATAATTGATCCCATTATTGAAGCTCAACTAGCAAAGAAGCTAGCCGCGGATAGAAGAGCTGCAACATTAGCACAAAAGAAACTTCGTAAGGTAAAGGTTGCTAAACATATATCTGCTAATAAAGATGGTGCAACTCTGAAAATTGTGGAAGGTGATTCTGCAATGGGATTCTTACTCAAGGTTCGTGATCCTGATACGGTTGGAGCTTTTCCACTTCGAGGCGTGATTATGAATACCTGGGATATGAAACCCGCGGAAGTATTAAAGAACAAAGAACTATCAGAGTTAGTAGCGGTTCTAGGACTAGATATCAACGACCAGGACAGTGTAGACAATATGACATACAAATATATTGCCACATTAACTGATGCTGACCATGACGGTATAGGACATATATCACCATTGCTAATTGCATTCTTTTACAAATTTTGGCCTCGACTGTTATTAGAGAATCGTGTTCAAATTACAAGAACACCAATTATGATTAGCACGAAAGGTTCTGAAGTCAAATGGATCTATACTTATGAAGATGCTGCAGAGTTCAAAAAGAAAGATGGTTATAAACATAGATATATTAAAGGTCTAGGTTCTTTAACCGAAGATGAATATCATGTTATTATTAACAAACCAATGTATGACACGGTTACAGTTGATGATGCTTCTGTATTTCAGATGATGTTCGGAAAAGATTCAAGTTTAAGAAAGGAGTATATGTTCGCATGAATTTAGAAATGTTTACTGAAGAGCTGAAAGGCAATAACTATCCAATCTCAAAGGTAGCCGCTAACGAATGGAAATCATTCGCAATGTATACCGTTGAGAGTCGAGCAATTCCTAATATGATTGATGGTCTAAAACCAGTTCAAAGGTTCTACCTCTATTCATCGTTAGTTAATAGCAAGAAGGATTTTAAAAAGGTATCAGCTGTCTCAGGTATTATATCTGACTACGGTTATAACCACGGAGAATCTTCTGCTGCTGGTGCAGGCCAATTAATGGCAGCCACTTGGAATAACAACATATGTCTTATTGAAGGTAGAGGATCGTTTGGTACTCGGCTTGTTCAAGAAGCTGGTGCTGCTCGTTATGTCTACTCAAGAGTTCACGATAATTTCAGTAAGTACGTTAAAGATATTGATCTGAGTCCTATTCACGAAGATCCTGAACACGAACCGCCTGCGTTCTATTTGCCAATCATCCCTATGGTACTTGTAAATGGAACCAAAGGTATTGCTACGGGATTCGCAACAAACATCCTTCCGCATAACCCTAATGATCTCAAGAAGGCTTGTTTACAATACATTAAGAATGGTAAAATACAAACACCATTAGGAATTAAATTTCCTGATTATACTGGTAAGGTTGAACAAAGTGAAGAAGACCCAACCAAATACGTTTCGTATGGTACCTTTAAACGTTCTGGTAAAACTGCGGTATCTATTACGGAAGTACCATACGGCTTTGACCGAGAAGAATATGTAAAGGTTCTCGATAAGTTAGAAGAAGAAGGTGATATCGTATCTTACGAAGACAAATGTAATAAAGATGGATTTCACTTTGAGGTTAAACTCAAACAATCTTCGGTTAAATGGAACGATTCTAAACTCATTGCCAAATTCAAGCTAAGTAGGCCATTCTCTCAAAACCTAACAGTTATTGATTTTGATGGTAAACTCCGCGAATACTCGTCCGCTAAACAACTTGTAAAGGACTTTTGTGACTACCGCAATGGTATCCTACAGCAGAGAATTGACGCTAGAGTAAATGAATTCACAGAACAAGTTCGATGGCTTAATGTCAAAATGGAGTTCGTTCAAGCAAATGTTGACGATCGTATTGTGTTTAAGAATAATAATAAAGCACAGGTCGTTAAACAAATAATGCAAGAGACATCGGCACTAGGAGGTGATACAAACCGATTGCTCGCATTAAGTTTCTTAAATTGTACAAAAGAGGAAATTGTAAACCTTAAGAAACAGATTGCTGACGCTACTGAGACATTAAGCTTCTGGCATACAACCTCACCACAAGAACAATTCATAACAGACTTGGAGAACATATAATGGCAAGTAATAGTAATACAACTCAATTAGAAATTGATACATTAGCACACATAGATGAGAGAGGCGTTGAAGTTTCTATCTATATTGGTGCAAACGCATGTGAACCTTCTATTGAAACAGTCTTCGATTTTGAAACATTGATTGAGAACCACTTTGAAGGTTATAAAATATACGATAAGATTCGACCTATAGATGTTCCTGATGTAGAACTGTTGGTTATTAAACTTGAGCAGATGGCAAAGTATGCACGGAACATGCTTGAAGATTACACATCCGAACATAAGGAATAAGTAATGCTAATACTGCTTGTTACACTCTTAAACTACCCGTGGTACAATCACACCACGGTCTATCTAAATCTCGACTGTCCTTTCGAGCTTCCTTCTATGCGAGGCTCTCAGGGTTGCCGATCACAATATGCTTGAAGAATAAATAATAATGAACAGACTGAACAAACTTAAATTAATTTGGAAATACTCATTAGGTGGTTTCTCTGACGATAAGACAGAGCCTTATGACGATTATGTTATGTTGCTACGAACGATTATTGTTGGTGTAAACTTTTTAACGTGTTTCTTTATTATGGCAAATACAATAAGGCATTGGTGATGAGCAGAAAAGAAGATTACGAAAGAATGGATACTAACAAGTATCTTAATTTGAATTTAAAAACGGACGGGTTACCTCTACCAGATGTTAACGCGCAATTTATTGAATTCTTTCACAGAATGGATTACAAGTGGTGGAGAGATGTTGAAGAAGGTGATGTGGTTGTTGATATTGGTGCCTGTGTTGGTTTCTTTGTCTGTCATGCTCTTGATCGTAAAGCTTCTCGTATATTTGCTATCGAGCCTTCTAGGCCTCATCTCAAAACTCTTATTCAGAATATTTCAGATCATTATATTGATAACAGTACGACTCCTGTAATTCCTATCGAAGCAGGTATAGGATCAACGTCAAACCATTTTAACAATGTCTTTTCAGACTATCGAGAGTTTAGAAGAATGTCTTTTCTCGATCTTGTAGTTGATTATAATATACCAAAAATTGATTATCTCAAAATTGATTGTGAAGGCGGGGAGTATGGTATATTCACTGACATCAATATGGAATATCTAACTACGAATGTTAAACACATGGCAGTAGAGTTTCACTTAAGCTGTTATGGTGGAGCTGCAAAACAATGGATGAAAGTTAGAGATACGTTATTACCGAAATTCAAAAAAGTACGTTGGATGGATGTGAAGCATCAGGCCTTAGCATACAATGACCGATGGTTAAACGAAGGTAATTGGTCTAAATGTTGTGCATTCATGGTATATATCACTAACGAATAATTCTTGCCGACTCAATTCTAATAAATAGTAATATACAAATAGGATTGAGCCCATGCCAGAAATTATTAACAATTACTTATCTCCAACTAATTTTACGATTAGTATAGAGAAACTCCCTAATGTAGAATTCTTTACACAGAAGCTGCAAATTCCAGATGTCACTGTAACTCCTGCATCGTTAGGTACTCCTTTAGCAAACATATACGAATACGGGGATCGTATTGAGTACGGCGAATTGGTGACTACAATGATCCTCGATGAGAATATGAATAACTATAAAGAAATTCTCGATTGGATAGAAGGCTATGCCGCTCCTGAAAGATCAGTGCAAAACAAAATATACACAGCAACTGGTCATGAGTCCGATATCATTGCGACCATTACCAACTCCCACAAAAATCCAAACATAAGATTCGTATTTAAGAATTGCTTCCCAACCTCTTTGGGTGGTGTTTCTCTTGATGTTAATGTTACTGATGTAGCATATGCAACAACGACAGTTAATTGGAGATACGATACCTTTACGATGGAACAACTATAAGATAAACCTTTATTATGAATTATGATTTTATTGAAGTGGGTACATCTGATTTTGATACCCTTATACAAACAGCAACTGATGAATGTATTGGTCTGTGCATTGAACCAATCAAGTTCTATTTAGATCGACTACCAAACAAAGCAAACGTTAAGAAAATCAATTCTGCGATTTCTTTTGATGGAAAAGTAGGTCGTGATAAGGTTTATTATATTCCTCTTAAGACAATTCAGAAACACAATATGCCTCTTTGGCTTCGTGGCTGTAATTCAATGGGTGACTATCACTATCAACATAAAGAGAATAATCTTCAATCACTCGTAGAAATAATTGATGTTGATACAATACCTTTAGGTGATATCTTTGATCAGCACAATGTCGATACACTTACTATATTAAAGATAGATACAGAAGGAGGAGATTGTTTTATATTAAATTCCTTTCTTCCTTTTCTTGAATCTAATGAGAAAGAACGTTGGCCTTCATGGATTGAATTTGAAACAAACATCTTAACACCAAAAGAGACGGTAGACGATACGATTCGTAAATACTGTGATCTTGGTTATACAGTGGCAAGACGTGGTGTTGGAGAAGAGAATTCAATCTTAAGAAGCCCTTTGTGCAAATAACAGTTGACATTCACAATGAAACCTGTTATAATTGTAATGAATTTAAAGTTTACGGAATAGATTATGGATACGAATGATATAGCAGCAATATGGGCAGCTGACTCGCCAATAGATGAAACCAACCTCCTAGGTGAAAGTAAAAGAATCCCATCGTTACACAGTAAGTACTATAATCTTTATTATAGGGAAGTCTTGCGTGTTAAAAAGTTAAAGGCAGAATATAAAGAATTGGAAATGGACAAACGTAATTGGTACGATGGATCTATGGCCGAAGAAGATCTGAGAGAAAAAGGATGGAAGCCGTTTCAAAGAAAGGTAATAAGAAACGATTTGGATAAACATATTCAAGCAGACAAAGATGTTATTAAATTAAGTCTTACGATTGATTTCCATACGGCAAACGCAAACTACCTCGAAGATATTATTAAAACAATACACAGTAGAAACTTCGTTATTAAGAATATGATTGATATATTGAAGTTTCAGTCTGGAGATTATTAATGGATTGGTTAACAAAGTTTTGGAGAAAGCCTGAAGTTCAGCAACAGGAAACTCTTGTCATAGACATGATGAAGGACGATGTTGACCCCCAAGAACTAACAATTGAAAACGCATATAAGACAAGATGGATTTGGTACCATACAATATTAGCAATAGGTATCTTTTTCACTAATGTATTATTAATCGCAATACTTTTATTATTGGCAATTAAATTATGAAGATGCATACATTGACAGACGGTAGAATCATTAGTGATTTGGAAGCAAAGGAAATTATCTTTGAGGCCTTTAATCATATTAAGGCTATAGAAGGTTTACCGATACGAAATAAAGTAAGAGCATTCGAAGAAATAAAAGGAATGATTCCAGGTTGGCATGTTATTGGTATAACAAAAGATGCATTGGAAGTATTCAGAAAATTAAATTACAAACGTCCTCCGGGTCGTGGCGAAGATGGTGTAAATAGATCTCATCAATATTCTAGATCAGCAACATATAAAAGTATGTTTGAAAAGTACGATTGGTCTTTTGGAGAATTTTGGAATTTTATTGATGAAAGAGATAATACTATATTAGCAACGACAAAAGAAAACTACTCTAAAGGCGAAGAGATCTCAGCTTACGATGTACCAGAAGGTTTATTCGAAGCTTACGGTTTTGCTTATAGGGTTAACGAAAGGGAAATCCAATTTCTTAAAAGCTTATGAGTGACAAGATAGAAATAGAATATATTGATTCGGTCTATATGCGAATTAAAGCGGA